GGAAGGGAGTGGAAGAAAAGGAGTTTCTAGCTCAGTTCTTGCTTCTTCGTTGTCTAAAGAAAACAACAAGTTACTAACCAACATACCCCCTCCCCCTGCGGGCCCCAGATTTTAGGAATTATTGGATTCTAGGCACACCTCTGCTCAACCTCAAAGCGTTCTGCTCCCTGCAGTTTTCTCACATCGCTCCAGCATCTACGCACTCAATTGCCCACATCTAATCCCACTTTACGAGAAAACTCCAATGTGCGACCAGATATCAGCTGAATGCTTTTTCGGCCCGAACCTCAGAATCAGGTCAATTTGGAGTGCACAACTGGAGGGGAAAACCATACAGCGAGGACCATCTCGGGGGCCAGCCGTAGCACCGGCCAGCCCCCTGAAAAATTACGCCTCCCAGCCTCACTCGGCCGCCTTGAACCGCAGCGAAACGGGGTTCACACCCCACGTCCCTTCCTCCGAGGCTTCGTAGGCTGCGGTCTCCCGCACCGCCACCCCGGTCAGCTCCCCTGCCTTCCCGTCCGAGTAGCGCACCGTCGCCCGGACCCGGCGCAAGCACGCTCCGTCGGCTGAGCCCTGCCGCGCCCCCACGCCCACAACGTCTACCAGAGGCTGCCCTTCGATCCGTGCCTGGCACAGCTTCACCCCGGCCTCCTTCTCGTTCGCCTGCCACGTCAGCGTCGTCCACATATGCATGTCCGGCGCGTCCTTCCTGAACCAATACCACAGGAACCACGCGAACGCCAGCGCCGCCCCCTCAAGTCCTGTCTGGTCCGGCCTGATCATGTTCTTCACCCTCCCTGCGACGTCGAACTCGGCCGCCCTGCCCCATGATGAGGGGGATGCTGTTATAATTGATTCTAGAACCCTCTGGAACCTCAGAACTGAACCCTTCCCCAAGCGCCTCCTCCGTCGGGGTCGCCGGTCGCGTCTGCCCTTGCTTCCCGCACCAGAGGCACTCGGGCGTCGTCCACCATCCGTTGCCCAGCGAGCCTTGGTAGACATTCCCGACGATCCACTTGTGCCGCCCGTGCTTGCAGAACAGCTCCGCTACCACCGCCCGCCCCAACGCTTCCCACGCCTCCCGTAGCGCAACCCACGCTCCATCTGCCTCTACGATCTGACGCTGCTCGTCTTCAGTGAGCTCACTCATTCTATCGGAGCCTCGCCTTCAACGTCAATGGTGCGCCCAGCGGCACGCGCGTTGTGCATCACAGCCGCGTGCGACCCACACATCCAGACCCGCCCGGTGATGCCGTAGACTGCGTGAGTTCCGGCGCTCTCGCAACCCGTCCTTGCGCAGCGCCGCGAGAGACCCTCCTCTTGCACGCTCACGGCCCGTGGTGGCAATTCCATCGCCTCTCGGAGCCCTTGCGCCACTTCGGCCATATCGTCGCCTAGTGGCGTCCCTGCGAGTTCGTCCACCGCCACGTCCAACCGCTCCAGAAGTTCTTCGTTCCCTGTTGCCATATCAACGCTTCCTCGATTCTGCCAACCATGCGCTTTCGACCCGCTCCAGCGGGTTGAAGGCTACCTCGTCTATGTGCTTGTCGTCTGTCGCGTGTCCCATTCCCAACAGCAACACGAACGCCGCGCCCGCAAGCGCCCACTTGTATTTCGCAGCCTCTGCCGGGTCATCCGCTGTCGCCGCGAGGCCTTGCCACTTCTTCAGCAGTCGAATGATCGTCTTCATACGTCAGCTCCCTACCACGCGATGTCTGCCTCTACGATGCGCACTCCGTCGCCATCGAACACCGGATCCCTATGCCAGTAGCGATACGTCGGCCGACCCCGGCGCACTTCACACCCCGGCAACCCCTTTAGCTCCACCGTCCCGTGCCGGAACACCTCGCCTAGCTCGTGCAGCTCCTTCAAGTGGAGCGCAATGGTCGAGTAGCCCAGCCCAGTCAACTCTGACAGCCGCACCACGGTCGCGCCGGGGTTGTCCCGGAGCGCCGCCCTGACTACGATCGTCGTTCGCTTCAGCGCCATTCGAAGCCCTCCCATGCGTCCCACAAGGCTTGCGTCCCTTTACCCAGCGTGTAGATGTAACGCGGACGCCCTTGCGTCTTCTGAGTGGTGTGGTCTAGCACGCCCAACAACTCCAGGTCCTCCAGCCGCTTGCCAAGCGTGGTCCGGGGGATGTTCGTCATGGTCTGGATCCGTTCGATGGACTGCCCGACGTCGCCTGCCTCGGCCACCGCCTCCACAATCGCTCGATGCCATTGCGTGGCTGAATCGAGTCCAACCTGCGTGCAGAGCGCGAAAGCGTTGTCACTAACCCAGCGCGTGCGCGAGTCTTCAGTCAAAGAAAGCGCCTGCGCCAATTTCTTCAGCTGCTTGGCGATCCGGGTCCCGACCTCGTATTCTGGACGATAGAGCACGTCCTCGCCTCGGTAGTCCCGGACCACCTGCGCCCTCATCTGCGACACCAGCTGGGACAGGATGACTAGGGACGTTTCCTGCTCTTCAGTCAGTTCCGGCAGCGCCTCCAAGTCGATCGGCGTCGCCAAGAACCGCGCCACAGCCCCGCCAAGCTCCTGCCTCATCTTGTCCTCGTGGGTAACGTTCGCCATCGCCGCCCGGATGACGTCCTCGGTGGTCGCGGTCGTGTCGTTGCCCATGCGATACATCAGGAAGCGTTCGCCCAGCGCCGCCGTTCGGTCCGCCTGGACGTGGTGGGTTGCCCCGGCGAGCAGGGAGAAGTGGCACTCGTAGATGCGCGTGATCCCGTTGCCGAAACTCTTCTCCACGCGCCCGTCGTAAGCGCCCCGCAGCACCGCATAAACTTCCTCGCGGGAAGCCTGCGGCATCTGCTGGATCTCGGTCCAGTCCTTGAGGACGAACGTCTTGTTCGCCAGCAGTGGAAGCAGCGAGGGGTCGCCCCCGCCCGGCAGCCGAAACCCGCTGACGAGGCTGTGAGGCGTCAGCGTTGAGCGAACAACGCACTCATCGGTCGCCACTAAGGGCATCAGGAGCTCTGTCTTGCACCCGCCCGGCGGCGCGACGAGGAACAGCCAGAGCGGGTCGCCCGGGAGCCGGCTGGAGAGCACCGTCGCCCACGCCAACCTGAGCGCCGCCGTGATGCCGGGGGTCATCTTGAGCCACCGGTCGTAGACCTCGAACGCTTCGTCGAAGGTCCACGGTTCCACCGCCTCTGCAACGCCCTCCTCCAAGACCTCGCCGTCGGCCCGAATGAGCTGCACCAGATCGAACAGCCCGTGGCGCGTCCCGCCCGCACGAACAAAGTCCCGCACGTCCGTGCCGGCAGGCGCGTCCTCCGGCCAGACGAGCTCACGCACCTTGCACCCCTCACCCTCCAACCCCTCGCGCGCTTTCGCGCGCCCGGTGTAGCCCGCCTCGTCGTGGTCGTAGCAGAGCACCACGTCCCGCCCGCGCAACCACGAGGTCCACTCGTTCTTCCAAACGCCCGCGCCCGGCGCAGCGACCACCACCCCCTCGTCGAACGCAAGCAGCTGCCGGAGCGCCAGTGCATCCCACTCCCCCTCGCACAGCCACACCGTCCCAGCCTCGTCCAGAAACTCCGCTCCGAACAACCCGGACTTCAGCCCTTTGGTGTTGAGTAGCTGCCCGCTCTTCACTTGGAACGTGCGCAGGTTCACCAGCGTGCCATCTGGAGAGAGGACTGGGAGCAGCCAGCGGTCGCCGTCCCAGGCCGCGCCGCCCTCCATCAAGGTGTCAACGGTCAGCCCCCGGTTCTGGGCCAGCTGCTTGTAGTCTCCGGACCGGGTTTGCTCCAGCCAGAACTCCCAAATCTGCTGGAGGAACGTGAAGGCATTGCCCCGGCGCTGGCACTCTCCCGCCTTGCAGTCCCACTGGCCGGATTCAGCGTGGGCGTAGAACTTGGTCTTGCCGCAGAACGGACACGTGCCGTAGAGCTGGTCGCCGCTCTCCCCCTCGAAGTCCACCCCGTGCGCCTCCAACGGCTGCAGTGGTCTCGGAATATTCATAGGCTACCGACTCTCTCGGGCTGGTCCCAACGGACCCTGACGCGGTCCGCGTCAACCGGCATCGGAATGCTGAAATAGCCCTCGTGGTCTTCCATCAAGTTTCGGACCCCGCGCAACAGCCACAGGTAAGCGTCCTTCTGGGCAACTTCGATCGCGATTTCGTCATGGATGGACAGCACGATGTGGGCGTCCAGCCCGGTCCTCTGGAGATAGGCGTCAACCTTTCGCATGGCTAGCTTCAGCAGGTCTGCCGCGCTGCCTTGCACCATGTAGTTTACCGCCCGGTAAGCCTTGTCCCCAAGCACGGTAAGCCGCCGTCCGAAGCGGGTGCGGATAAACCCCTCGTTCGCCGCCTGGTCGGACAGGTCGGAAATGTATCGGGTGATGGCAGGGAAGGCCGTGTCGTAGTCAGCGAGGAACTGCTCTGCCTCGCCCCGGCTGCAGTTGAGCAGGTCCTTGATCGCATTCGGCCCGCCCCCGAAGAGCTTGGCGAACAGGATCATCTTCGCCTTCGCTCGCGCCGTTTTTTTCGCCAGCGTTTTCTCGGCCACCACAATGTCCCAGTCGTAGAGGGTAAGCCAGTCCACCGCCACCTGGTGGGCGTCGTCGCCCGGCTCGAAGCCGATCTCCCCCCATACCTCCCGCACGCGTGCGGTGGATGCCTCGCCTGCCCGGAGCTCCAAGGAGTGAATGGCCTCCCGAATCGCCGCCGGGTTTCCCTCGCCGCCCCAGGCCTTGTTCGTGCACTCAGTGTGCAGGTCGCGCCCGTGCGCAATCGCGTCGAGCATCGTGACCTCTTGCGCCACGTCTGCGAAAATACGCACCTCCAGCTGCTCGTAGTCGAAGTGATACCAGGTGTAGCCCGGTCGCGGACCGAACGCCGTTCGCGCCTGGATGGGCTCCTCACTCCTGGTGGTCAGCGCGTTTGCCACGTTCTGCAGGTTGGGATTGCGGCAGGAGAACCGCCCCGTGCAAGGCCCCACCTGTGTGAAGTCCGCGTGGAGCGCGTAAGTCTCGCCGCCGGTCAGCGGGTCGGGCACGCTCAGGTCCAGGAATTTCTGGTAGAAGGTGGAAGCGCCTTTGCTCGCCGCCCTGAACGCCACCAGCTGCTGGACGAACTCGTCGTCCATGTAGTGCTTCAAGACGGTGGTGTTCGTTGCGGGCAGGTGCGCCTTGGGCGTGTATTCCACGACCTCTAACCCGCGCGTGTCGAACAGCACTTCCCGCAGGTCTGCGGGAGCGTCCGGGTTGATGACGCGCCCGGCCATCTCGTCCATCCTCTTCTGCGCCCGCCGCGCTCGCCGCAGGGACTCCTTCAACTGCTTCCGCGCGACGCCCCGGTCGAGTCTGACGCCCCGGTCGCGCATGCGGTGCGTCACATCCCAGAGCAGGAGCTCGTTCTCGTAGACCTGACGAACGTCGAGGCTGTCCAACAACGGCTCATACATCAGCCAGAGCAACATCGTCCGCTCGGCGTCGAGCTGACAGTATTCCTCGCACAGCCCCGCGCCCGGCTCGGCCAGTTCCACCATCCAGTAGTCCGACTGAACCGCCGGTCCCAGCTTCCACCCCGCCTTCTTCCCTTGCCGCCGCGCCCTCACGGTCGCAGACTGCAGCTGCTTCTCATCGGCGTCGCCGATCTGCAGGTAATGCTTGGACAGGTCCTTCAGCTTCCAGCTCGGCTCCAGTGAGTTGCAGGCGTGCGCCGCGAAGATGGCCTCCTCGAAGCGCCCGCGCGTCTCGATGCCCAGCCCTGCCTCCAGCATGCGGATGTCGAACTCGGCGTGGAAGAAGACGAGGTCTTGCGCCGGGTCGGATACTAGATCACGCACCCGCTCCCAGCCCTCGTCTTCCTCCCACCGAACCTCGCGGGTGAACGGGTCCACTGGCCAGCTGTAGTATTCGGTCTCGCCATCCTCCCAGCATAGCCCCACCCCGAACGGCGCGTCGCCGTGCCAAGGGGACAAGCCCGTGGTCTCCGTGTCAACCGCGAGGCGCATCAGAAGACCACCTCAGAGAAGGGCATGGGGATGGTCTCCGGCCAGAGTGCCCTGTAGTTGCTCCACATCGACCCGTATTGGACGCCGAGGTCGGTAGTGGGGCACCGCATCAAGCAGCCTTCCACGAGCCACACGTCGCTCTCAGCGTTCACGCGCTCGTGCCCTACCCACAGCGGGCACGGCGGGAGCGCGTCCTCGCCACATGACCGGCGCTCATTGTCCACCGCGAACTTACACCCCGTGAAGCGCCCGCCCGCCCAACACGGCGGACTGCAGAGCAGGCCTTGGATCTCCGGGTGCGCCTGCGCCAGTGCCTGGGAGATGCCGCGCACGACCGGCCCCCACAGCCCGAGCTGGAGGATCCAACAGGACCGCTTCGAGATGATGTGCTTCAGCGCCGCGAGGTTGACCGTCCAAGAGATGCGGTGCGTCACCCCAAGCGGGATGACTTGCCGCGCCTCCTCTGCCGGCACGCCCGCCTCCACCAATCGTTCGTAAGTCTCAGCGGTCTTGAGCATGTGGTGCTGATAAACATCGAGCAAACCCTTGTCAGCCGCGATGGACGCGGGAATGTGGTAGGCTCCGTTCACCGCGAAAGTGCGCATGTCAAGCAGACGCATGGACTGCGCCCACCAAGTGGAGTCGTGCAGGTCGGGCGCATAGTCCATCCCCACCCGGTCGCCCACCTTGGTGCCGATCCGGTGCCGCACCAGCTGCTCACGCAGCGAGACGGAAACCCCGTCGAGGAGGAACGTGAAGCTCACGTTCTCCAGCAGGGGGATGTCCGCGTCCCAGAGCGAGCGAAACAATTCGACTACCGCCGCATCCACCGAGGGGCTGGTGAGCCGGTTCGCCGCCAGCTCCACGACGTCCCCTTCGTAGGGCAAGTGGCCGTCGTCTCGGCTTGCCTCCCAGAGCGTGAAGAGAGTCTCGAGCGGGTATTCCGTCGCCGTCACCAACTTGACTGTGGGCTCCATCGAACGCGCTCCTTCACGGCATCGCGAGGCGCGTGGCTTGCGCTGCTTCAGCAAGGTGGTTCAGCCGCGCCTGCTTGTATTGGCAAACCTTCCGACATACGTCATTGTCCTCGTAGCACTGAGGTGGAGCGCCCCCGTCGTGCAGCCCCTTCCACCATCGGTCGAACGCGACGTCGCTCTTCCAGCTGCTCAGCCCCCCGCTCAACCGCATCTGTTGTTGTGTCTCAATGGCTTCGCCGCCGACTAGGCAGCACGGGTAAACGTCGCCATTGGCTTTGACGTGGCACGAGATGCGCCGGGTCCAGCACCGGTCCCCCTTCCAGTAAGCCGGTTCGTCACCGAAGGTCATCTTCCGGTCGCCCCTGTAAGTCCTTACCAAGCGCTGCCACCAAGGCTCGGAACGCCGGTCAACCCCGTCACCCAAGACGGGGAGAACCATATGACGCCGCACGTCGGGCAGGTATGCCTGGACTGCCTCCACGAGCCCCACGAACTCCACCGCGTTGACCTCGCTCAGTGTGGTGATGATAGACGTGCGCGGGTGGTCCAGTTCGGCGAGCCACTCCAGCACTTCCACTGGATTACGCACCACCCCGCGTATGGATTGATACATCGCAGGCGTAATTGCGTCCAGACTGACGCGAACGTCCGCGAAGGCACGGCGCCAGTTCGAGGTCGGGCGTTTCATGAGCGCCGTGCTGACCTGCATGTCGAAGTCCAGCCCTGTCAGGTCCAGCAGTTTGTCGAAGTGCTCCCAGGCCTGCGGGTCGCCGCCGGTCAAGGTGAGGTGCTCGAAGTTGGGCGACCGGCTCAGCCACCCTGACAGCCGTCGGAAGGCCATCCATCCCCACGATGAAATTTCCTGACCAGGAGCAGGTTTGGAAGAGCACCACGCGCAGTTTTGGAAGCAGGCATCTGTGAGTTCCAGCTGCATTGACACAAGTGGCGGAGGATCCTGCGAAGCCAGCTTCGCATAGAGGTCTACCGAACTGCCGAAGTCACTCAGCGGCATCGTCGTTGCCCCCCGGCCCCGGCGAGGAACGCCGCGCGATGTCGAGGTAGCCACTGGCGTCAACGTAATCGTCCACGTGAGGCTCCGTCGGAAGCGCCGCCCGGTTGAGCTTGTTGCCCGCCATCATGAGGCAGACGAGGTGCCCCGGCACCGGGTGGTCGAACTCGATGTCGTAGTGATTCTGGAGGAGGGAAGTCCACACCAGCCCGAGGTTTGCGTGTCCGAATACCCCGTCGCCGTAGCGGTCCTCCCGGTCCTCCTGCGTCTCCGCCTTGAGCTGGTCGAACGCCTCCTGATCTAGTTCGCTCAAGTCGGCACCCCCGAGTCTTCCATCAACGAGGTCGCCTGCCGCACCAGCGGCGCGAGGAACTCGAACCGTTCAGCACGGAAGGTCTTCAGGTGCTCCGCCAACGTTGTGCGATGCTCATCGATCGTGTAGTTGTGGAGCCGCCGCTCGAACAACATCGTGGCCATGGCCGACAGGAAGTCGGCGAACGCGACGATGGACCCCGCCACGGTGTGGTCTTTGGAGTTGCGCCACGTCTCGTGGTTGATGAGCCGCCGCGAAGCAGCCTGGATGTCGTCGTCGAACACGTCGGCGAGCACCACCTTGACCTCTTCCGCTGCCGCCGTTTCGAGCGCCTCAGTCAACGCCGGGGAAGAGTGTTTGAACGGTCGGTAGATGTCGCCCGTCCGCGCTTCTTCCAGGTCGTGCAACGTCGCGCGCAGGAGCACCCCGTGCTCCAACCCGACCCGCGTGCCACAAGCGCCTTGGAAGGCCTCGTCTCCGCGCTCCCACGCCCACTGCGCGATGGCCAGCGAGTAGAGGATGACGTAGAAGCCGTGCTCCGCCACGCGCTCCTTGTGCGTCAACGCGCAGGTGCTGAACCGTTGGACGTGGCGCAGCCGTTCAGCCTCTCCGAACAGCAGCCGTTCCAGCTTCATTGGAACTCCTCCGGGTGCCACGCGCCTAACGCCGTGCTGCTGCCGTTGAGCAGGTGGCGCAGATTGTCGATGGTCGAAACGGTGCCGTAGACGGAGCGAAGGAGCATGAGGTTCACGGTCACGCCCTCGACGCCCGGCGGGTAGACGAAGGCGACGGTCGGGAGCTTGAGTGTGAACGCCGCTCCCATCTCCCAGACGGTGCCCGTGTCCGGCTGCTCAACACGGCTCACGGGGGTGTATTGCGAGCAGAGGTGGAGGCTGTGCCCTTCGGGCAGTAGGTAGGGCTGCACCGCAAGCATCCAGGTGGCTTCCCGCATCCCGGCCATGTTCGCCTCGAAGACGCTGTCCAGCACCTTGTCAGGATCGCCGGGTTGGATGACGCCCGCGTGTAGGCGAGGACTGAAGAACTCACACTGCTCCTCGAAGAACGCCTCCTCGATGTGTGCAACGAGATCCACCTGCGCCTCGTTGAAGAACGGCGCTGCGAGGTAGCAGCGCCCCGCCGGGTCGAACGGCAATTGCAGTTGTTGCGCCACGCCAGTCACATCCTTTTCTAGAGGGGGAGCGGGCGCGGTGCGAGCCGCCCGCCCCCGGTTGCCGGGAGTGCTAGTCCTCGTCGTCGTCGTCCTTCTGGTAGTCCTCAACGAGCGTGAGCTTGTCCGCCATCACGCTGCAGGTCTTGCCGGTCTCGAGCTTCTTGAGGCGCACGGTGCCCGCCTCCTCGTCGATGCTGATGACCTCGCCCTCGACGAGCTTCTTCTTCGAACGCCAAACGCAGACCATGCCGGGGAGCAGCTCGGCCTCGCCGTCGTCCTCGTCGTCCTCCTCCTCTTCCTCGTCCTCCTCGGCCTCCTCTTCGGCCAGCCCGATCACCCGGCTCAGCGCGACCCGCGCCTTCTTGCCGGTGTCGTCGCGCTTGATGGTGAGGATCTCGTCGTCGGACGCGTCGAGCACGACCCCGACCACGGTCTTGCCACGGGAGTCGAACTCTACGATGTCGCCCTTCTCGTAGTCCTCGTCCTCGTCCTCGTCCTCGTCCTCGTCCTCGTCCTCGTCCTCGTCCTCGTCCTCGTCCTCGTCCTCGTCCTCGTCGTCGGCGTCGCCCTCGTCCAGCACGGTGTCGAGGTAGAGGTTCTGGTATTCACCCTTGGTGACGATGCGGATCCGGACCAGCAGCTCGCGGTCCACCGCATCCGTCAACGTCTCCTCCAGATCGGCAATGTCCAGGTCGCTGACGTTGTAGCCGAGACGGTCCAGGTTCCGGAGCACGAACACGAGATTCTGTTCGGTCTCGAGCCCGTCGTAGGACTTCACAACGTCGCCCTCGGACTCGCCCTCCTGGATCGTGTAGGCCCACGCGACCTGCAGCCGCCCGGACGTCGCCGACTCGCCGATGTCAGCGCCGGTCAGCGTCGCCACATACTTGCCGTCGGGGGTCTGGTTCAGCCGCCCGCCAGCCTTCGCCTCCTCGGCCGCGTTGTCCCACGCGTCGCCGAGTCTCTTCAGCTTCTTGAGCCAGTTCTTCGCCTTGCCTGCTGCCATTTTCGGGACTCCTCATCTAGTCGGGATTAATTACGCCTTACGCTTGCCGAGCGACTCAAGGACCTCCGCGTGCACCTCCTTCTGCGTGTTGTCGAAGGCCGCCATCAGGTTCTTGTAGGCCTCCGCCGAGGTGCGACCCATCGGGACTGCGACGAGCGCCTTGCCGGTCACGGTCTGGAAGTTGCCCTCCAGCCGGTTACCCGCGCCCACGAAGTCGGACCCCTGGAGGAGCAGGAACCGGTCGGTTCCGTGGTATCCGTAGTGCGCCCAGATGTCCACGATTCCCTCCAAGAACCGCTGCGCCTGCGTCGCGCAGCTGGTGTCGAGCCGGTCGAAGGTCTTGCCGCCGCGCGTCGTAATCTCGCGGAGCTTCTCATGCGAGATGAAGATCGCGCCCGTCCCGAGGTTCAGCAACCGAAGCATCTGCCTCGTGAATTCCTGGTCAATCTGGCCCCAGGACTTGCCGAAGTCCGACTGGTCCTGCGGGTGGTCGATGGCCAGCTTCGTGCACATGTAGCCGAAGCAGGCTTGGTAAGCCCCGTCCACGGTGTCGATGACGATGGTCTTGAAGTCGTGGTCGCCAGCCTCTAACAGATCGAGGTAGGCGACGAAATGGGACCAGCTAGAAACGGCGGACTGGTAGACGGCGAGCGCCTTTGCGCCCGGCTCGAACATCAGGAAGTAAGCGCCGGGGAACCGCGCCGCCAGAGTGGTCTTCCCGACTTTCTTCGCGCCGTAAAGCAACGTCGTGTAGCCCGCCATCTCCGCCACCGGCACCGAAGCCTTAGTCGGCAGCTTCGCCACCGGGGATTTCCGGCGCTTCGACTTCGTCTTCGCCTTGCGCATCTTCAGCCTCCTGGTGAGAGCTCAGGGAACACGGCATCCCTGCGACGGTAAAGCTTGTGGTCGCCCCGGTGGCATAGCGCAACGAAAGGGCACAAACCGAAGCGCCCCATGCACTGTGTCGTATCGAGGTAGTTCCACTTCCCTTCTGCCCAGCTCCGGAACTGCATCAGCATCTGAGCGAAACTCTCGCGCCACCGGAGCGTGTCTTCGTCGTCCAGCGAGACCTCGAAACGCATGAAGTAGTGGTCAGGCCGCGCCTGAACGTCGTCCTTCACGCGCTCCAAGAACTCCGGCAAGTCCTCGTTCTTCTTCTGGCGCAAGCCGGGTCGCCGGATGACGTTGTAGCGAACACCGCGCACCGGCTCCTTGAGCTGCTGTTCCAGCGCCCACGCGTAGAGGTTGACCTGGAGGTCCAGCCCCAGCGTCGAGGTGATAGCGCCCGAGTCAATCTGCCCCTTGGTTTTCGTCTCAAACAGGAACAAGTTCCCCTTGCGATCTTCATACGCCCCGTCGAGCTTGCCCCGGACCCGGACGGATGCCCCATCTGGGAGAGGGAATTGCTCGTTGAACTCGTGCTCCAGCCCAACCCACTTTACGTTGCCCCACTCGTGGCGCCAGTGATCGAAGTAGCCCGGCAACGTCGCCGCCGCGAGGCCCATCACGAGCTGCACGTGGGCGACGTCCGCCGTGACTTGTTGCGCGACCGCACCCATCCAGTCATCCTCATATTCGCTGATGAACCGGTCGAGCACCTTCGGCCCGAACTTGCTCTCGCGATACTGCTGCTCCAGAAGGTCATGCACCGCCGTCCCGAAGTCCAGCGGAAGCGAGGCCTTCTGCCCGAGCGGTTCCAGCCCGTGCTTGATGTCCAACCGCCCGCGCTCAGGGCAGGTCAACCACCGGCCGAGCATGGACTGCGTCACGCCGTCGCGATCTAGATCCCAGAACGCCGCGTCTGCGCCGCGCCGGGGGTTCAGTCGTCGCTTGATCCTCATAGCTCAAACCCCTTCATGTGGAGCCCGATACCAACCGCGTCCCAAGCGTGTGTCTTGAATGCGTCGCAGGCCGCAAGCCCGAGCTTCGCCTCGATACGCCGCATGACCACCTCCTTGGAGAGCTGTCCTTTCCAGGCGTTCACCTCGACGAACCCGGTCTCCACACAGAGCCGCGCCGTAACCGCCGCGAGCGCCCCGGTCACTATGCACAGCTTGACCAGGTCGCCTTTCGCCGCGACCATGTATCCACCTGCGCCGCCGAAGAATTGAGCGAGCTCGAAGGTCGCCGCCTCCACTCGGTAACCGGACCCTTCGCAGAGGTCCTCCAGCATATTGCAGAGTCGCCAGACCTTCTCCTCCCACGGGAGCTTCGCCGCCGGGGTCAGCACCCGCGTGTGGATCGGCGGGACCTCGTCCTCCCAATCCTTCGCACGCCACACCGCCACCCCGGTGCCGCCGATGCCGGGGTCCACCGTGATCCTAGCGCCCGTCCTCAGCCTCATGGCCGCACCTCGCCCTGTAGAATTGTCGCACGAACATCATGAAGCTCGCCGCCGTCACCCGCTTGCCGCGCAGCGCCCGGACCACATCCTCGTCGGCTGAGTTCCTTGACACGAGGTCCACGTAAAGGAGCGGGACGGTTTTCCTGGGGTGGAAGATCCGGTCTTCGCTCTGCGCCCGGTCCTCCCATGAGTAGGAATTGGAGTAGTAGATCGCCGTGTCCGCGCTACTGCAGTCCAGCCCGTAACGCCCACACTGAATCTGGATGAGCAAGGCTTGGAAGCGCCCGGCCCGAAACTCCCTCAAGATCCCCGTCCGGTTCACTGCCGGCACACCCCCGTGAATCCGCTTGAACGAGACGCCCGCCTTGGCGAGCACTTCAGCCGCCCGTTCCATCTCTGGAATGTAGCGGAACCAAACCACGGTCTGCTCCCGCCGGAGTTCGCCGAGCAGGAGGTTGACCAGCTCCTTGAGCTTGTGCGCCGACATGAACTTGCCCTCGGGACTGAACCCGCCCGCCAGTTCGGCCAGCCACGTCTGGACCACGATCCGCCAGCGCGTGGACCGGTCGCCCCAAGCGAAGTCTTCTTCCAGAGTCTTCGATGCCCTGCGCAGCGCCGGGGGCATCGTGATTCGCCGGGTCTCGTAAACCCGCTCACAGGTGATGCCGACGTCGGCCCGGCGCACGACGTGGGCGTGCTTCGCAACCGCGCTCTTCACCCGGCTCAGCGCCCCTCGTTGGGGGTTCCACTCGCCCGGCATCTGCCCCGGCTGCCACAGCTTCGCTCGAAACTCGAAGAAATTGCCGACTCCGAGGAAATTGGGTTTGACGAACCGCATCTGCTCATAGAAGTCAAGCGCCGACTCCGGTGCGGGCAACCCACTCAGGACGTAACGGTGCGGCACGTGGTCGAAGCCGACGTAGCGCACCCGGTTATGCGTCCCGCCGTTGCACACCCGCGTGATCATGGCTTGGGGGTTCCTGATGCGGGTGGACTCGTCCAGGATGACCGCCGTCCACGGGATCACGGTGAGCCGGAAAGTCGCCCGCAACCTGTCGTAGCCGATGAGGAACCAGACGCGCTTCCCGCACCGCTCCGCCACCCGCGCCGACTCCAGCACATTCGCCTCCCGCGCATCCACGTTGTCGCCCTCCACGTCAACCCAGAGTTCGCCTTCCTCGTCCAGCTCTTCTTGCCATGCTCCGAGCACGGTGAGTGGAGCGACCACGAGGATCAGGCCGCCCGGCCAAGCTTCTTGCGCCCACCGAATCATCGTCAGCGTTTTCCCCAGCCGCATCTCCATGAAGAGCGCCCCTGAAGAGCGCCCGCGCAAATACTCCAGCGCGTCCTCCTGATGGTCCATTAGCTTTCTCACTGCTACCTCCTCTAGGCTCGTGGAGCGAATTCCAAGCCCCGTTGAGGGAGTTGCCCCAACGGAGCTTAGAATTGGCTCTCGTCGCTCTGAGTAAGCGCGATTATTCAGCCGCGCCTCAACGTCCTCACCTCCCGCGTCTCGAATTGCAGTCAGCACGCAGGCACGCACGCGGTCCAGCTACTCCTCCCACAGCTCTGGGAGGCAAACGAAAACCCACGGGACGTTGCGCCGGGTCTCCGCCGGGGTGAGCGAATAAACGTCCAGGAACGTGGTCTCGTGCTCGTTCGTGCTGGACAGCCTCACGCCCCCACCATGGTCGCGCCGCCGCACCAGCCCGATGCCCTGAATCCAGAGGGCTGAGTCGTAAGGAAACTGCCCTTGCGGTGCAGCGCAGACTCCGACGAAGAGCGGGTTGCCCCGGCAATCCACGGACACCTCATCCTCCCAGAGATCGCCGTAGGCCGTGACCTTCGCCAGCTCCCGCGCCGCCAGCCCGGCCACCACCCCGGCGGCGTAGGCTCGCTCCTGCCAGCGTTCGAGCGGACCATACCAGCCGCGTAGCGCCTTCCACGCGCACCGTTGGAACGGCTCCACCGGCATGAGGTCGGTGGTCGGAGTCGTGGTCCGACACCGGAGCCAGCTATCATACCAGTCCGGCTTCGCTTGCGCTTTCACCCGCACGGTCCGTGCCGGGACCAGGCGCTCCACCCCGGTGTTGGCGACGCCGCGCCCCTTCCAGCCGATGACAAAGCCCAGCACCGCGACAACGAAACACAACTGTCGGAAGGTCATACGTGTCGCCCCCATTTCGCAGGCTCCCGGAGGTTCATCCGGAGCGTCTCGTCCGACACATCGGGGTTCCAGACCTTGAAGCAGCGCCTGCAGATCGGGTAGTCCTCGATCGCCGAGCCATATGGCCAGCAGTGGAACCGCCCGCACAGCGCACACATCCAAGCCCCGCGCCGGGACCACATCGCGCAGAGCCGCGCGGTCAGCTTGGGGTGCGTCTTCAACGCCCGTTGCGTAGACAGATTCGGAGGAGCGCCCGGTATGGGGCTCTACTGACATGTCGATCACGCCTTTCCCAACGGATTTGTCGGCTGTTTCCACTCTACGAACTGAGGCAGGATGTGCCGGACCCGGTACTCGTGGAGATTCGTCGCGTCCCACAGGTCCTTGAACTGGACGATCCGACACTGTGAGAACCCCGCCGCACGCAAGCACTTTATCACCGCGCTGCGCAAGGTGAAATAATTGTCCTCACCTTTGAAGACGAGCACCGGTCGCGGTTGCTCCGGCTTGCGCTTTCGCTTGATCCGCATGGTGCACCTCTCTGGATGAGGAGCAGGCGAGGGAGCCAAAGGGAGGATTAAGGCCCTCGGCCCCCCGCGCCTTGCTCCGTTTCTCACGCGGCTGAGGGGATCTCGTCTTCGAGCAACAGGTCGAACGCCCGCTGCTTGAGCTGCTGCGATCCGCCCCAGAAGATCGAGCGGAGTCGGTTCTCTTCAGCCGTCGTTCCGTCGTTCGCGGAGGTGTCGCGCGTGCCGCGTCCGTAGTCGGCGTAGAGGCTGACCGCGTTGAGCGCCGCGTAGCGTGTGCCCGCCATCCCCTCTAGGTTACAGGTCGTCGCGTCCGTGTAGGCGTCGCGGACCATCCCGCGCTGGTTCTCCGAGCGGGAGCTCAGCTCGCCATCCTTGTTGACCGGCCAGAGGTTGCCGAGCAGCCGCTCGAACTCCGCCTCCTCCAAGCTCGCGTTGAGGAGGTGTTGCATCTGCTCGCCGAACTCGTCCTGGTATTCGCCGACGAGGTCCAGCGCGTGCGCCGCTGCGCCCATCCGATTCGGTGCGTTGGGGGTGTGCCGGATCCGCCACATCCGCTGCGCCTGCTTGAGCGCGTAGTTGGCGACGTTGTGGCACCGCATCCGGACCCCGGTGATGGCCGCTGTGAACTGCGCGCCGCCGTCGAACGAGTTGTAGACCAGGAGGTAGAGGTTCGTGGGATCCAGGACGCTGCCCTTGAGATCCACCTGCGCGTCCGGCAGTTCGGCGAGCGCCCAGACCCGGCGACCGTTGTTCAGCAGACCCACCGAAACGTAACGGGCGTCCGCCATCGCCACGAGCGCGTCGCAGAAGCTGAACATGTCCCGGTTCTGGATCGGCTCGTAGATTTTGCGGAACCCGTCGCCGAGCACCGCGCCCGCGCCGTCGAGGTCGCTGCGCATGCAGTAGAAGGAGTTAGGAACCTCCTCGTAGGAGCCGTCGCTGCGCCGCACGATCTGCGGCTGCATCCGCGCCTCCCAATCCAGCCCGGCGTGCTCCAAAACCTTGTCGACCTCGACCATGCCCTCGGGAATGTCGATCCCAGATTCGCGCCAAGTCACGCGGCTGTTTGCGTCGAACATCGTCTCCTGCGGCTGCATGTCCATTGGGCTCTCCTTGTGCGGCGGTTTTATCCGGCTCACGACCCCGGCCCCCCGTGGTTCGTGGGAGCCGGAGTCGAGGGTCAGAACGCCACGATGTACGCGACCTTCCCGCAGCGGCTGCACGTCAGCGTCTCGCTCGCGGTCTCGGAGTTGGTGACCTCGGCGGTCTTAACGAAAATGTGGGAGCAGTCCGCCTCCCCAACCGCCCGCCGGTCCGCTTCCAGCGACATGCCCTCCTCCAGGATCCGCTGCTCCAAGGTCGCCGCCTGCGCGTGCCAGTTGATATCGTCGCACCGCTCGAACAGCGTCTCAAGCTTGCCAAGCAGCGCCTGGAGCCGCCCGAGCGCCCGCTTCAGGACCGAGACCTTCCCACAGGGCCAGTCCGCCTTCGCGCGGGCCTCTTTGAGCGTCATGTTGAACTTCTCGTCAGCCTTCGTTCGCTTCGCCATAGT